ACCTGCAGGCCCTCGTCCGCAGGGACGGCCAGCACCTGGTCAGGCTGGCCGAGCAGCGCGACCAGATCACGGTCAGGCTGAAAGCGGCGAACAAGAAGCTCGCCGACCTGCAGAAAGACTGGAAGAAAACCCGCGACGACGTCGCCTCGTCCGTGCTGCAGAACGTCTCCGTCGTCACGGCGCTGCCGGAGGGCTCGGTGGCGCTCACCAGCCAGGACGTGGTCGCGAACATGCGGGCGCAGGTCGCCAAGGCCAAGAAGTTCGCGGCCGACCTGATCGCGCTGCGCAAGAAGGGCCTGCGGGCCGACCTGGTGCAGCAGATCGCCGAGTCGGGCGTCGACCAGGGCGGCGACACGGCCGCCGCGCTCGCGTCCGGCACCAAGGCCCAGGTCGCCGAGATCAACAGTCTGCAGGGGCAGGCCAAGACCGCCGCGGGCAAGGTCGGCTCGGCGACGGCGGACGCCATGTACAAGGCCGGCATCCAGTCGGCCCAGGGCCTGGTGCGGGGGCTCAAGTCGCAGCAGAAGGCCATCGCGAAGCAGATGGAGCACATCGCCAAGTCGATGGCGGCCGCCATCCGCAAGGCCTTGAAAATCCACTCCCCGTCGCAGGTGTTCCACGAGATCGGCGACTACATCACCCGGGGCCTGGCAAACGGCATCCAGGCCGGGACCCGGACCGCCGAGGCCGCTGCCGTCGCGATGGCCGGGGCGGTCTCGGCCGCCGGGATGCCCGCCATCCCACGCGCCGCCAGGCCAGGCCTGGGCCACTTCGCCGCAGCGGCTGCCGGCGGCGCCTACGTGGACGTGCCCATCGTCATCAAGCTCGACGGCGATGTCCTGTTCCGCACCACGCAGCGCCGCGCCCTGCAGCACGAGCGCCGCAACACCTCCAACGGCCTCTCGGCCAAAACCCGCTGACCGCCGACCAAGGGGGCCCTCGTTGACTGTTCCCACCGGATTCCCTCTCGACGACGGCCCCCTGATCGGCACCTGGCCGCGCCTGCTGTTCCAGATCGCGTGGAACGCGGGCGGCAACAGCACGGCGCCGAACCACTGGTACACCGTGTCCAAGCGGCTCCGTGGCCCCTGGAAGGCAACGCTGGCCGGGCGGCAGTACGAGCTGGACACCGTCACCAGCGGGGGCGCCTCGTTCGTCCTGGACAACCTCGACGGCGCGTTCGACCCCGACAACGCGAGCAGCTTCTTCTACCCCTACGTGCTGCCCTACCGGCGGGCCCGGATCGCCGCGCAGACCGGCCCGTCACGCAACCTGCTGTACTTCTGGGTCGGCGACGGATCGCAGCTGACGTCGATGGCCGCGTCGACCGGCACGCCCGGCCTGGCGACCGGCCTGCCCGCGTCGGTGTCCGGGCTGACCACGGCCCAGACCTGGGCCCTGCCCAACGGCACAGCCAGCAACGCCGCGTTCGGGCTGATCGGGGCGACGCAGGACTGGACGGCCCTCGACTGCGAGGGCACCACGGTCACCCCCGGGGCCGCGTACTCGGCCGGAGTCGACCTCCAGCTCGCCGCAGGCGGCATGACGTCCCTGTCCATGCGTCTGCGCCTGCAGTTCTTCTCCCTGACGGGCACGTCGATCAGCACGTCCGTGTCGTCGACCGTGGGCATCACCACGTCCTCGGTCCGGCTCACGGCCTCCGGGACCGCGCCCTCGAACGCCGCGTTCGCCGTGCTCAGCGTCGTCACCCAGGCCGCGACCACCTCGGCCACCACCGTGCGGGCCACCGCCTGGCAGCTGGAGCAGGCGGCCGCGCCGACCGGCTGGGTGTCGGCCGGCGGCTGGTTCCAGATCTGGCAGGGGTTCGTCGAGCGGTGGCCGCAGTCCTACGACAAGAACGGCAAATACGGGCTGGCTGATGTCGTCTGCGTCGACTCCCTCGCCCCTCTGTCCCAGCTCACCTACTCCGACGTCATGCCGGGCTGGCTGTCCCAGACCCAGTCGGCCAGCCTGCAGTGCGCCTACGATCTCGCCGCCCTCGGCACCAGCCCGGACGTCCCGGGCGGCCGCGCGTTCCTGCCCTACGCCGGCAGCCAGGTGGGCAGCGGGGGCCTGGACGTCGTCGGCGCGAACATCGTCACCGGTACGTCCATCACCTCGACGACCGACCTGGGCACCCTGTGGGGGGTCCCGGGCCCGGTGACGACCCTGGCCAACAACCAGGCCGCGAGCCTCGGCAACGCGGCCGGCGCGACCTACCTGCAGCCCTGGGACGGCGTCGACCACCTCATGCTCCCCAACGGCGGATGGACGCGCCTCATCTGCTTCCGCACCACCAACGTGCCCGGCACCGGGGGCCGGTTCTCCGTCGCCACCGTGTGGAGCGCAACCGGCGGCGGCTACATCACCGGCAGCGGCAACCAGTCCTGCGCGAACGTCGAACTCGTGGGCAACGGCATCACGTTCAAGCTGCAGAACGCGGCCAACACCGCGGGCACCTGGACCATCATCACGGAGGTCCCCGTCACGGACGGGGACTGGCACTGCGCCGTCATGTCCCTGTCCTCCGACGGCAAGACGTGCAACTTCACCATCGACGGCCACCCGGCGACGATCACCTCCGGCACCAGCATGGCCTCGTCGACCTACACGATGGACGTGATCGGCGGCACGGTCACCAGCAACGGCGAGAACACCGCCAGCTTCAACGGGGACATCGCCTACTTCGCGCAGTGGAACGCCGACATCGGCCTCAGTGCAGCCAGCGACCTGTCCCGCGGTTTCGCACGCGGCTGGTCGGGCGACAGCATCACCGACCGCATCACCCGCCTGCTCAACCTGGCCCACTTCCATCCCGGCTCCGGCGTCTCCTTCGCGTCGACCGGCACGCAGGGCACCACCGGCGCGATCTCCCTGAACGGCCGCTCCGCCCTGGACGCCATCCAAAGCGCGGCGGACACCGAGAACGGGCAGTTCGCCGTCAACGGCTTCGGGACGCCGCGACTGTTCGGGCACCTGTGGCGGTGGATCCAGAACACACCCGTCGCCGTCTTCGGCGAGAACGCGGCGGGCGGCGAGATCCCGGTCCGGGACGACATCAAATTCGAGCAGGACCCGGCCCACCTCTACAACGACGTCCAGATCACCGTCGAGGGAGCTGCCGACGCCACCGACCAGACCCGGCTACAGGAGTCGTCCGACAGCACCTCGCAGACCGCCTACTTCCCGCAGACCCTGACCCGCACCATCAACCCGGTGGCCGCGCAGACCGGCAAGGACATGGCCGACTACCTGCTCAGCCTCTACAAGGACCCGCACACCCGCCTGCAGGGACTCACCGTCGACCTCGCCCACAGCGTGGCCCTGCAGCGCGCCACGCTGGGCCTGCGCTTCGCCGACCTGGTACGCGTCGTGAAACGGCCCGCCCTCGCCCCGGCCAAAACGATGGACGGCTTCATCGAGCAGATCGAATGGTCGGGCGACGACACCGGCGCCGTCCTGCAACTGCGCCTGCAGATCTCCCCCGCCTCCCAGTACCGGTACTGGATCATCTCCGCCGCCTGGGCCGCGCTGACGACGTCGCCGTCCGCCGGCGTCAGCACCATCACCGTCGGACCGATCTCCGGCAACAACGCGATTGCCGCGCAGGCGGTCATCCCCGCCGGATTCACCATGACCCTCGGCTACGGCACCGCCAACACGGAGACCGTCACCGTGCAGTCCGTGCAGACCGTCAGCCCCGGCTACAGCACCGTGCAGCTCACCCTCACCGCGCCCACCACCAAGAGCCACACCGCGGGCGACGTGATCTGTTCGCCGCTGCCCGGCGTGACCCTGCCGCCCGGCGGCACCTATCCCACCTGCTTCGACACCCCGGCGATGTTCGGCGGGACCAGCCCCTTGTTCGGATTCTGACCGGAGGCCCCGTGACCACTCGACCCACCCTCACCCAGGCCACACCGGGATTCCCGGCCTCCGACGCCTGGTGGAAAGCGCAGGTCTACGACCCGCTCACCTACCTGTACGGGCAACTGCCCATCGAGGTCTACAAGCAGAACGACTTTCTGATGACCTCGGTGACCACGGTCGCCTCCGACCCCGAGCTGCAGTGCACGCTCGCCGCGAACTCGGTGTACCGCGTCGAGTTCTTCCTCCACTACGCCGCCATCGACGCCGCGCGGATCAAAACCCAGTGGCTGGTGCCTTCCGGCGCGACCGGGTTCCGGTCGGCCCTGGGCCCCGACCAGGGCGTCATCCTCTCCAGCACCTCCTCCGGCGGCACCGGCCGCTGGGGTGTCCACGGCTTCACCACCGCCTGCACCTACGGCACCCGCGACTCGAACGCAAACCAGTGCGTGGCCATCGAGGAAGGCGTGGTGACCACCACGACCGGCGGCACCCTCGCCATCCAGGCCGCACAGGTCACGTCCTCGGCCACCTCCAGCAAGATCTCCAGCGGCTCGTACATGCGCGTCAAGCTGCTCTCGTAGGAGTTCCGTTCATGACCTTTCGTCTCGGCAAGCTGCCCGCGCAGCCCGCCCGCCCACACCTGACGCTCTCCCCCGTCCTGCGCGAGCGACGCCCCGCCCCGCCTGCCTCCTCCGACTGGCAGGCCGACACCATCCAGTGGCCGATGTACGGAAACGCGGCGATCGGCGACTGCACGTGCGCCGGCGTCGGCCACCTCGTCAACCAGCTCACCTTCTACGGCTCCGGCATCGAGGTGCAGCCGACGGAGACGTCCGTGATCGGCATGTACTCGGCGATCACCGGCTACACCCCCTCGAACCCGGACTCGGACACCGGCGCCTACTGCCAGGACGTCCTCGCGTACTGGCGTAAGACCGGACTCGAAGGCCACAAGATCGTGGCCTATGCGGCGCTCGACGTGTCCAACCTGACCGAGGTCAAGCAGGCCATCAGCCTGTTCGGCAGCGTGTACGTCGGCCTGAACTTCCCCGACTCCGCGATGGACCAGTTCAACGCGGGCCGGCCCTGGGACGTCGTCAAGGGCGCCCGGGTCGAGGGCGGGCACTGCGTCATGGTCGGCGCCTACGGCAACGGCAAGCTGGGCCTGGTCACCTGGGGCGCCGAGACCGAGATGACCGAGGCGTTCTGGAAGCGCTACGTCGACGAGGCGTGGGTCGTCCTCGACGCCGACGGGCTCCGAGGCGCCGGCGTCTACTTCACCGGGGCCCCGTCCTGGTACGCGCTCGGCGAGCAGTACGCCGCGCTGACCGGCGAGAAGAACCCCATCCCCAAGCCCGGCCCGGTGCCGTCCCCTCCTTCGCCGCCCGCTCCTTCTCCGGCTCCTGGCCTTGATCCGCGCCTGGTTGCGGCGTGGCAGTCGATGAACGAGTGGGCGCGCGACAACCACGTCACCGCGAAGGGAGCCTGACCATGGCACTGATGCCCGGGGCCGCCTACATAGGCCCGACCGTGAACAAGCGCACCGACGGCATGGTCGAGGTCCGCGGCCTCGTCCTCCACATCCAGCAGGGCACCGAGGCCGGGTCGGAGGCCTGGTTCAAGAACCCGGCGTCCCAGGCGTCCAGTCACTTCCTCAGCCCGAAGACCAGCGGCCTGCGGCAGCTCGTCGACACCAAGGATCGCGCCTGGGCCGAGGCCGATGGGAACGCGCACTGGGTTTCCCTGGAGAACGAGGGCTACGCGGGCGACGCCCTGACCGCCAGCCAGGTGGAGAACGCCGCGCAGCTGCTCGCGTGGCTGCACACCGAGTACGCGGTGCCGCTGGAGTCGACCGACGACCCGAACGGCCACGGTCTCGGCTGGCACGGCATGGGCGGCGCCGCCTGGGGCGGGCACACCGGCTGCCCTGGCGACCCGGTCAAGGCGCAGCGTCCCGCGATCATCGCGCGGGCCCGGCAGATCCTCGGCCTTACCGTGCATCCGGCCGTGTCCCTCGCGCACGTGGTATCCGCGGCCCGGCATGACCCGGCGGCCGCGCAGGGCCACGCCACGCACAAGGCCGAGGTCCTGCTCGTCGAGCGCGCGCTGCACGCCGAGGGGCTCCTCGCCGCCCAGTACGTGGACGGCAGTTTCGGCACCAAGACCGTCGCGGCGTATGCCCGCTGGCAGCGCGGAGCCGCCGGCGGCAGCTACGTCGGCACCGCAGCCGACGGCATCCCCGGCGCCAACTCGCTGAAGCGGCTCGCCGCCCGGCATGGCTTCACCGTCACCGACTGACCTCCCGAGAGGACCCACCCCATGAGCAACGGCATTCCCGGCCTTCTGATCTCCGCGAAGACCTACGCCATCGACCTCGCCGAACGCGTCATCTGGACGTTCCTCGGCGCGGCCGTCGCCGTCGCCCTCGCGGGCGGCCCGGCCGACATGCTGCACGTCTCCTTCTGGCAGGGAGCGGCAACGGCCGGCATCGCTGCGGCTGTCTCCCTGGTGAAGGGTCTGTTCGTTCGCGGCCTCGGCCAGCGCAACAGCGCCAGCTCGGCGCCCAGCGTCTGATGGGCGCCCCGGTCCCGGACCCGGGCGTCTACATCAGTCCGGCGCAGATGTACCAGGAGCTGAGATCCCTGTCCGATGGCCTGACCCGGGTAGAGACGAAGCTCGACAGCATCGGGCAGGGCCTTCACGACCTCGACAAGGATGTCTCCGACCACGAGACCCGCATCCGCACGCTGGAAAAGGGGCGATGGCCACTGCCCACACTCGGCATCCTGACTGGCCTCGCCGGCGCCGCCACCGGCGCAGCTGCCCTCTTCCACAGATGACCACGGCCCCGCTCTCCTCCGGGAGGGCGGGGCCGCTTTCGTGCGTCCAGGGGTACGGACTAGCTCGCACCCTTACGGCTTCGGCAGCTCGGTCACGAACGTGCCGATGCCCGGCTGCATCTGCGCAAGGCCCGCTTCTCGCAGCTCGGTCAGCACCCGGCGCGCCGTCATCTGCGCGATCCCGAACTCGCCGTGGAGTGCCAGCACGCCCGGCAGTTGCTCGCCCGGCGCATACGTGCCGTCTGCGATCCGCGCCTCGATGATCTCGTACACCTGCTGCCATCGCGGGATGTCCGGCTTCCAGTCCATGATCTCGACGCTAGGCAGGACAGGCCTACCCGGCGAGACGAGATTGCCTGACACGCCTAGCTACCCTAGCTACCTAGTACTACGCTGCGGAGACACGTAGAACCCCGGCAGCCGCTGATACGGCCCCGGGGACGGCCGACTGGTTGGAGTCGACATGGGAAAGCCTACGCACGCTTCGGCATCGCGCACAGAGCAGGCGCCCGTCCAGTGGTGTCACTGGCACAAGGGCCCATCCGAGACCGCCGTCCTGGTGGACGCGATCGAACGGAACTCCGCCCCGCCCATGCCGCTGTACGCGTGCGCACCGTGCCGTGAGCAGCGCGGCCTCGTCCCGCTGGCCGACCTGTCGTGAGCGCCGTCGAGACGACCCCCGAGTGCAGCCTCAGCGAGCACGCCATGTGCGACGGCCCGGCCGTCATCCGGCGCCGCGGTGCACCCGCGTGGGAGGCGCCACTGATGACGATCAAATGCGGGTGCCGCTGCCACGGAGGCCGCGCCACCCCACCCTCCGCTAGCAAGGGACGACGATGATCTGCGCGCGCTGTGAGATGCCGATTCTGCCGGGCGAGCGGCATGAGACGTGGGAGATCGAGCAGGCGTCAGGGCCGGGTGGGAGAGTTTCCCTTCATGCGGACCTGTGTGCACGGACGGTGCGGCAGTCGACGCAGGATGACCGTCCCTGGCAGCGGCGATAGGTTCCCGGTCCCGGCGCGGCGGTGCCGGGCACGGGTGGGCCCCGGCCGGACGCCGATCCGGCCGGGGCCGTTTTGTGTCTTGATCGTCTGCACTTCGTCCGAGCATTGGCCGAGCCCGCGATCACCAGCGGCCCGAAAAACGAGTGAGCCCCCAGCTCAGATCGCTCTGAGCTGGGGGCTCTTCGGTAGACCCTGTGGGACTCGAACCCACAACCAATGGATTAAAAGTCTGCGTGGCCATCAAGTCGCCCTGTCTCGCCCCGTGATGCTCTGTGCCGGGCTGCGCCGTGGAGTGCTGGTCAACTGGCTATCGGGGTCGCTCTGAGGTCTACTCTCATGCCGTCTCGTGCCGCCCCATGTCGGGCAATTCCGGGACGTTCGGCCGAGCAATGGCCGAGCAGAAAGGCCCCGCCACCTGGGGTGACGAGGCCTTGTCCGTTCCACTCAACTCTACGCCGGACCCTGCCCGTTGTCAGTGCCCGCGTCTACCGTGGATCCATCACCATCCGCGTCTGCTGGCTGCGACGCTCCAGGCCCCGCCACCGGGACAGCGACCGGGGACGGGGCCTCGTCGCGCGGCCGCCTCGCCCGCGGCACGGCGGCAGCAGCCGCCTCGGCGAGCTCGTCCTCGTACTCCTCGAACAACTCCATGTACGTGTCGGCTGTCAGGACGATGGTGGAGTGCCGGAGCTTCTTGCTCGCGTCGTGGATGTCGCCTCCACCTGCCTTCACCAGGGCGGCCGCGCCGTGGCGCAGATCGCGGAGGTTGATGGGCGGCAGGCCGGCCGCGTCCGAGATCCGGCGGAACGCCTTGGACACGACGTCCGGGTGCAGCCAGCTCCCGTCCTCCGCGGTGAACATCTTCCCGGTGTCCGTCCAGTCCGCAACGTCCTCGCCTGCCTCACGCTGCTCGGCCGCCCTGGCGGTCCACTCCTCGCGCTCCCGCTGCTGCCGCTCGCGGTGCTGGAGCAGGACGCGCACGGTGCCCGCGTCGAGCTTCACCACGCCGGCCGATCCGTCCGTCTTGGGCGCCGTCTCGATCGGCGTCCACCCGTCGACCACGATCTCGGCCGCCACCGTGATCGTCTTCCGTGCCGGGGAGAAGTCTGACCAGCCCTGCCCGACACCCTCGCCGCGGCGCAGTCCGTGATGGGAGATCAGGTGGAAGAACGCGTACAGCCGGTCCGATTCGGCCGCGTCGAGGAACGCGCCCAGCTGCGCTGGCGTCCACACCATGACCGGGCCCGGCTTCACGCCGGTCTCCTGCCAGCGCGTCACCCGCTCGTCAGTCCACAGCATGCCCTTGGGGCGAGAGGCGGCAGCCAGCTCGACGTGGGCGGCCGCGTTGAAGGTGATGAGCTGCTTCTTCATCGCCTTGTTCAGGGCCATGCGGAGAGTGCGGCGGATGGCCTGCTTGGTGGCCGGGCCGGTGATGCGGCGGAAGGGCGGCATCTCGGCGAGCTTGGCCCGTTCCTTCGCAAGCTGGGCACGCTCGGCCGCCTTGGGCGCTCCGGGCCTGCCTCGCGTGCAGCGTTCGGTCTGCTCGCGGCGGGCGGCGTTCTCGGCGCGGATCACATCATTGCGGTCCTCGATGGCCGCGAACATGTCCTCAAGGTGGCCGACGCCCAGCCGGTCCAGGCGCAGGTGCCCGATGGCTGGCTTGAGGTGGACGCGGATATGGCTGTCGTAGCCATGGTTCGTGGTGACCCGAGTCGCCTTGGCGGCCATGACCTGGTCAAGCCAGTCACCCACGGTCGTGCGCCCATCGAGGGGGACGCCGACGCCGAGCTTGCGGGACACCTCGGTCGGGTCGGGGATGTCGCCGCGGGTCTTCATGAGTCCGGCGAGCAGGTCGCCGACCCGGCGCTGTCCGTCCTCGTCGTCGCCGGGCAGGTCGAGGATGGCGCGGATGCGGTCGAGGTCGGTCTGCGCGTCGGCGACTTTGAGGTAGCCAGTGCGACGGAAACGCCGACGCTTGCCCTCACTGTCGGGCGGGAGTTCCTGATGCAGTTCGTGGTTGCCGTGGCTGCGCTTGGACAGTTGCGGGCACTTCACGCCGAGCCGCTTACCCGCTGTGTCACGGCACTCGCAGCGTTTCGTGATGCCGCCAGCGCGGCGAGAAACCGGCATTGCTTCACTCCACTCAGAACGGGGGTTCGTCCGGCCAGTCTTGCTTACCAGGGCTCGATTTATGCGAGGCGTCCTCATGGCCCTCGACCCCCAGCCGATGCAAGACCTCTTTCTTCATGTCTTGCATGATTCCATCAACGGTCTTTCTGATCTCGTCTGGCGTGATAGTGAAGGTGATTTCCTTCTCGCCCTGCTGCACGACGAGTTGTTTCTCACCGTGCTGCTCAGCGAGGTAGTCGTCGTACTCGTCCTCTCGATCCCACCGCTCGACGCGCGCGCTTGGGTCCCATGTCAGCCCCAGCGTCTTGAGGTGCACGTTAACGGCTTCCACCAGCGACGGAGGATACCGAAGAGGGAAAGCAGCAGAGAGGAGACCTTTCATCTCAACAACCGCAGCAGAGGGCGTGAACTGATCGGTCTCTTTCGTCATCCTGTACTTCGCCACACCGCGATCCGCAGGCAACGGAAGGAAGAAGTACGAGATCGGCTGAGAGAAAACCAGGGAAAACGCAAGCAGTTCATTTGCGTTGAACTCTCGGGATCGCCCCGTCTGCCACGACCGTTCAGAAGCGCTGAGCGTCGCCGCCGTCCACGGCTTACCGCTTACCTCTTGCAGCCGTGCGGCTGTTTCTTCCTGAGTCCAGCCAGCGGACCGTCGCGCCCTCGCGAGGTTGTAAGCGACCACTTGGTTGACCGTGAGGAGTCGGCGGGTCGGGGCCCCAGAGGGATCATCCGCTGTCTCGTCGCTCTCCAGCCCAGGTGTATCTGACATAGCCCCGAGTGTAGGCCGTCGGTCTACACGCGTACAGGATCCACAGACACCAATGTGCAGTGATGCTTGCGCGCGTGATGACTGACATGCCACTCTTCACAGGTGACAACTGAACGCACACCGGTGCGCAGTAGTCCCCCGATTCGCGCTGTCCGCGCCGCTCGGGGACTCTCACTGCGGACCGTAGCCCAACGCTCGGGCATCGACCCGGGCCACTTGTCCAAGGTCGAACGAGGCGAGAAGTACCTCTCCGTCGAGGCCCTCTACCGCCTTGCTGTCGTGCTGGATCTCCGGGAGCTCTCCCAGCTCCTCAAGCCGTACATCAGTCAGCGGGAGTCGGCATGACCGACCCCACCGCAGCCCGCCGCAAGACCCTCACGGTCGCCGAGGCCATCGCCCTGCCCGTGATGTTCGACGTCTGGCCCACCCTCGGCGCCGCACTCGACATCGGCCGCACCGCCACCTACCAGCTCGCCCGCGAAGAGGCGCTGCCGATCCCCGTCATCCGGGTCGGCCGGCAGCTCCGCGCCAGGCGCAGCGACCTCCTGAAATTCCTCGGCATCCGCGAGGAGAACGGCGACGGCGCCGGGGGTCCAGCCCCGACGCCGCTTGCCGAGCGCGCCACCGCAACCACTTGCAAGTAGAAGAGAGCACGCTCATGTCCATCTTGACACCCGCGGCGTCAACGGCGACGCCGACGTCGACCGATCAGCGCAGCAACGGAATCAACGTCGCCATCGGTGCGACCTACAGCCCCCTCGAAAACGGCCTGTCCGTCAGCCTCTGGGCCACCCCCGACATGGACGACTACGCCTACGAAGCCGTCTACAACGCGGCCCGCATCAGCCTCCCCGACGCCGAGGACAACGTCCGCACCCAGCTCGCCGAGCACAACGTGCAGGTCCATGCCTTCCTCAACGAAGACGGCCCGCTCACCGCCCAGCAGCGTGGCGCCGACTGGATGACCCGCTGGGGCTGCACCCCTCACTGCATCAACGAGCACGGCGCCCCCACCGAACCCGAGTGGCACGCCGGCGTCCCCGTCGAGACCGTGCACCGGGACATCGACTGCTGCTCCAGCGACGCCGAGAACGCAAGGCTTCCGTTCCTCGCGGTGAAGACGGTCGTCACCAACGACAAGCCGCAGGCATATGGGCGCAAGACGCAGGTGTGGCTCGACTACGGCCGGTCCATCGGCGAACTCAGCCCTGCGGAGGGCCGCGAGGTTCTGGAAGCGATGCGCGCCTTCGTTCCCCTGTTCGAGATCGTTGTCGAGCAGGCCGAGCGCAGCGCACGAGACGACTTCGAGGGCGACCCGGAGATCGCCCGTCTCGACCAGGAGGCCGACTACCGCCGCGCGCAGGCCATCACCGCCAGGAACCGTGCTGGAAAGTCGGGAGCCGCGTCGTGACCCGGACTCCGCAGGACACGTTCCTGTCCGACCAGGCCCTCGCCACCGCCCGGGACGCGGCCGCCGACCCGAGCCTCGTACCGGTCGCCATCACCGCCGCGAACGGCGAGCAGTGCACGTGGTGCGACTGCCCGCTCGACCTGCACAGGCAGCCTGGCTACGTCTGCGACGGCTGCCCGACCCAGGCCAAGCACGTCGTCAGCACCTTCGACGGCCCCGGCGTCCGATACGACTTCCCGGCCTGCGAGCGGCACACCACCGACATCGTCGCGTCCGTCGCCCAAGTAGTGGGAGGAACTCGATGACCGACTACACCCCGGGCGACTGCCCGCCGGACGAGCCCATCGGCTTCATCCCCGAGGAGCTGTACCTGAAGAGGGCTTCGGAACGAGGCCGCCACGAGATCGTCCTCGGCTCGATCCGCGGCCACCTCGAAGAACAGCCCACCCCGGTCGCGGTGCTCTCCGCCGTACGCCGGTGGATCAACGAGGTCATCGCCGTAGGCGACGAGGTCGCCAAGACCAAGCGGAGCAACTCCGGCTGACCGGGGAAGCGCAGCGGCCCCGGGCCCACCCCCAGGCCCGGGGCTGCTTGCGCACTCACGAACACCACTGGCCCCGCTCGTAGAAGAGAGCACGTTCGTGAACAGCACCACCACCGTCCTCCCGCTCTTCGGGGAGGACATTGAGCACGACGAGACGGAGATCCAGCCCGCCTCGCCTGCTCTCGGCATGGCCGCCGCCGCGGCCCGCCTCGTCGCCTACCGCGACACCCAGTTCGAGGACGGCGAGCCGCGCGCGCTGCTCGTCGTCGACTGCTCGTTCTGTGACAGCCAGCACGTCCACGCCGCCGGCCTCGCCTCGGCCCCGCGCGTCTGCCCCCGACGCTCGCGGTGCGTCGGCCGCCCGACCGGCACGTACTACTTCCCGGAGGTGGCCGCGTGACCGACGGGATCGCGTACAACAAGCTCGCCGACCGCGTCCGCGACCTCGGTCTTCAACACCGGTTCAGCGGCGGCGCCCTGCGCGTCCAAGGTGTCTGCCACGACGGGGACTCCCCGGACACCGTTGCCGTTCGGCGCGGCAACAACGGCGGGGTCGTCATCCACTGCCACAAGTGCGACGGCAACACGGACTTCCTCGCCGCGATCGGATGGACCGAGGCCGACCTCTTCGATGAGCCGCTGGAGCAGACCCGCGACCGGCCCGCAGACGACCTATGGATCCCCTGCCAGGACCGCGGGCACAAGCGCGTCGCGCAGTACGTCTACCGCGACGCCAACGGGGCGGTGGTCCACGGTGTAACCCGCTGCGACCAGAAGGATTTCGCCCAGTGGAGGCCCGACGGCAGTAACCGCTCCGGCCGGCGCTGGTCCCTCAACGACAAGCAGGGCAACCGGCTCGTACCGCTCGTTCCGTACCGGCTGCCCGAGCTGCTCGCCGCGAAGGAAGCCGACCGGGTCATCTGGATCGCGGAGGGTGAGAAGGACGTCCACGCGCTCGTCGACCACGGTCTCGCCGCGACCTGCAACGCAGCCGGATCGGGCAAGTGGACGGCCGAACACGCCGCGTACCTCGAAGGCGCGGACGTCACCATCGTCGCCGACCGGGACCCGAAGGGCCGCGAGCACGCGCAGCTGGTCGTCGAGTCGCTCCGAAGCCTGGCGCGCACGGTGTACGTGGTCCAGGCCCTCACGGGCAAGGACGCCTACGACCACTTCGCCGCCGGTCACAAGGACTCGGAGTTCCAGCAGGCGTGGGCCCCCGTCCCTCACCCTGCCGATCGGGGGCAGGCGTGAACGAGGAGCCGAATTGGGCCGAGGACGTCAAGGAACCGGACTGGTCGTCCGGTGTCCACGCCGAGGACAGTCAGGGCTGGGAGGACGCTGTCCCGCTCGCGCCGCCGGCCCCGCTGCCCCTCGACTCCGCCCGCCTGCGCGGCATCGGGGTCATGGCACAGGCAGTAGCGACCAGCCTTCAGGTGCCAGTCGATCTGCCCGCCTGGCTCGGCATGGCCGTTGCGTCCACGGCGATCGGCGGCCGCCGGGCCGTGAGCCCGAAGCCGGACTGGACCGAGCCGGTCACCCTGTACACGATGCCGGTCGCCGCGCCCGGAGAGATGAAGTCGCCCGCCCTGAGCCTGATGGGCAAGCCGATCTACGCGGAGGAGGAACGACGCAGGGAGGCCGACAAGGTCGCAGTCGTCCGGGACCGGCGCAACCGGAAGATGGTCGAGGCGTCCGTCGCCGAGGCCGAGACCCGGGTCATCAAGGCGAAAGACTCCGTCGCGCGCACAAAGGCGAAGCAGAACCTGGAGGTGGCCTACTCCGAGCTAGAGGATCTCGGCGACCCGCTCGTCCACACGCAGTTGGTCGCGGACGACACCACGCCCGAGGCGGCTATCGACCTGATCGCCGAGCAGGGCGAACGGCTCGCCGTACTGTCCACCGAAGGGTCGTTCCTCGGGAACGTAGGCGGCCGGTACAGCAAGTCCGCCAACCCCGAGATCGTGCTCAAGGCCTGGAGCCACGAGACGCACTCCGTGAACCGGAAGAGCGGGCCGCCCGTCCTGCTCAAGCGGCCGAACCTCAGCCTCGGACTGGCTGTACAGCCCGGGTTCCTCACCGGCATGGGAGAGACCGGCGACGTCTTCGAGGCCCGCGGCCTCATGGCCCGCTTCATCTTCGCCATGCCGACCAGCCGAGTTGGCGAGCGGACCTACGACAGCGACCCGATCCCGGCCGAGGTGAGCGCCGCGTACAGCGCGGCTGTCGTCCGGATGATGCAGGTAATCCACGACGATCCGGAGTACCGGGTGATGAGCCTGGAGCAGAAGGCGCAGGATCTGTTCCGCTCGTTCTGGGAAGCGCTGGAGCCGCGCCACAAGGCACACGGCGACCTTGCGGCCGTCGAGGGGTGGGCGAAGAAGCTGCCCGGCCAAGTCCTGCGGATCGCCGCGGTGCTCGCGCTGTACGAGGAGCCGACCACGCTGGTCGTGAGCGGCGAGGTGATGGACGACGCGATCTCCCTCGTGCCGTACCTGATCCAGCACGCGCGCCTGGTCGCTGACCTGATGTCAGAGGAGCGGCAGTCCAAGCTTGGCCCGGCCCGCGCAGTCCTGGACTGGCTGCGCCGTGTCGAGCAGCGCGGCCGGTTCGCGGCGAAGGACGTGGAGAAGGCCGTGCGGGGCCAGAAGTGGTGCACGGCCATGGAGGACGTGGACGCCGCTCTCGGCGTCCTGGAGCACGCCGGATGGGTCCGGAGGATCGACCCTCCGCCGCGCGAGGACGGGGCTCGCGGCCGGCCGCCGAAAGCTCGTTTCGTCGCGCACCCGGAGACGTTCAAGGCGAAGGCCGGGTGAGTTCTTTCCATTAATTCCATGCCTCAGAGGAGGCCGAGGCATGGCCTTGATTACTTACAGGTCTCCCCGTAAGCCAATTTAAAGAGTAATTATTACTCTCTGTAATCAATGGGGGTGGTGAACATGCGCGGACCGTGAGCGACGGGCCACCTCACAACCCGATCCCCATCCCCGCATGGCATGGAAAAAAGGGAAACAACTCCCGCTCGCCGAGGAGAGACGATGCCTGACTTCATCCCCGCCAGTCCCGGCTGGTACGTCCGCGAGACCGACGATGACGGCGACGAAGGGCTCGACCCCGTCATCGCCTGGAAGGCCACGACCGACAAGGACGGCGACGACATCCTCCTGCCGTTCGTCGACAACTCCCCCGGCTTCCCGCCGTTCTGCCTCAGCGAGGAGTCGTTCACGACGCTCGAACGCCACGTCGTCTACCGGCCCAACCACGACCCCGGCAAGGACGCCTGACCGTCCACTCTCTTCCGGCCGTCGACCGGCGGCCGGCCGATCCGAAGGAGAACCACCGTGACCCAGCACCTGACCCTCGTCCACACCGCCGAGAACACCGAACCCCCGCAGCTCGACGGACCCACCGAACCCTGCGTCGTCACCGGCCCCAACGACCCGCACAGCATCAACATCCAGATCGGCGACACCGACGACGACGGAGACCCCGACGACACCGTCTACATCACCTTCGAGTTCAGCGACGGCCGCACCTTCGAGATCACCCTCGACAACCACCGCGCCGACTACATCGGCGGCCTGCTGAAGAAGGCCCACACCATGGTCGAGGAGCGCACGGACACCGAGATGGCCGCGTTCTGCGCCACCCTCTGCCCGGTCCACGACGGCTGTGTAACCGACGGCAGCGCCTGCACCTGCACGGATCGCTGCACCCAGTGCCAGCAGCGCTTCACCGAGGCCGACGCCGCGGCCGACAGCATCACCGACACCTGCTCGAACTGCCTGCGCTCCGCCTGACCCGCGCACGAGAACGGCCGGCCCGCGGGAACCGGGCCGGCCACCCACCCAGCATCCCACCGAGGAGACCAACGTGCTCGACCCGAAGACACTCACCGCGTTCGACGAGACCACCGCACTCGGCATCGCCACCCTCTGGAACGACGCCATGCCCACCATCCGCCAATACCTCGACCGCCAGATCCACGACATCGAAACCGCCGGCCGCCTCATCACCGAATGCGACGACGCCACCTGCGACACCCACGACAAGCACCGCCAGGACGACGAGGACTGCCCCTGCTGGGTCTGCGAGAACAGCGGCCTCCCCACCATGGCCACCGACCTCCGCCACTGGCTCGACAGCCTCCACACCGACGGCACCGCCTACGGGGTCGAACCCACCCCGGAAAGCCTGCTCGACCTCGTCACTACCTGGTTCTACGTCAACGGTCAGGTGTCGCACACGAACGTGCCGGCCTACCAACTGGGCCCGCTCTACCGCCTCGCCGCCGAACTGGCCGACCAGACCAACGCCAAGTTCACCGCGATGGCAGCCGACATGCCCTGACCCGCCCCGGCCCGGTCGTCCACGCGGCGGCCGGGCCCGCCACCCGCCAGTTGCGTCCGTCAGCCTGACGGACGCAGATATCGCCTCGAGAAGGAGCCCGCCATGGCAGGCGAGACCGTCATCACCGTCGTCGGCAATCTGGTCGATGATCCCGAACTCCGCTTCACCCCGGCCGGCGCCGCCGTCGCCAAGTTCCGTATCGCCTCCACCCCGCGAGTCTTCGACAAGCAGACCAGCGAGTGGAAGGACGGCGACAGCCTGTTCCTCACCTGCTCGGTGTGGCGACAGGCCGCCGAGAACGTTGCTGAGTCCCTCGCCAAGGGCGTCCGCGTCATCGTGCAGGGCCGGTTGAAGCAGCGGTCTTACGAGGACGGCCAGGGCGTGAAGCGGACCGTGTACGAGATCGACGTCGACGAGGTCGGCCCGACCCTCGCGCGGGCCACCGCCAAGGTCACCAAGAACCCGAGCAGCGGCGGGCAGGCAGGTGTTCCAAATGGAACACCTGGTGGACAGAGCGTCACTGGCCAGCAGCAGGGTGGCGGTTGGGGCGCCCCGGCCGGCCAGCAGCAGACCGGGCACAGCGCCGGGTACAGCGACGAGCCCCCGTTCTGATCAGCGACTAACCGGAGAAGGGAGCCGACGTGACCCTCAACGATCAAGCCGTGCACGCCTGCGGTCTGTGCGAGGGCGAGGCTGGCGGCCGATACCTGTGTGAGCGGGACACGGTTGCCCTCGTCCGGCGCCTCGGCCTGCTGCCCGACCTCGACGCCGAGCTGGCCATGCACTTGGTGCCCGCGCGCTCCGGATTCGGCGAGCTGGTCGCCACGCGGTCGGCCGCCGGTCCGAGGTCGCCGATCAACGAGGCGGTGTTCGACGAGATCCACGGCAACCAGACGGGCGAGGTTGTCCACTCCTGGCGGGTGGACATCCAGCGGGAGCGCTGGCCGCAGCACGCGGCCCCGCCCCGGGCCGGACTGGCCGCGGACTGCCGGTGGCTGGCGATGGAGCTGGAGTGGATCGTCGTCCACTACCCGGCGGCCGGCGATCTGGCGCGCGAGGTCCGCGAGTCGGAGGCCCAGCTCCGATCGCTCGTCGGGGATCCGCTGCCGCGTCGTCAGCGGCTCGGGTTGTGCGTGGCCGCGGCGGACGGGGCGGTGTGCGGTGCGGTGCTGTCCCGGCTGCCGGGCGAGGCGGTGCGGTGCCGGTGGTGCGGGGCGTCGTACCGGACGGAGCAGGAGTTGCTGCTGCTCGCGCACTTCCAGCCGCAGGAGTCGGCATGATGTCGCCACGGGTGTTGACATCCGTCGCCACCCCTGGCTACAGTTGTGGAACGGCCACCGCTTCCGGTACTAGGAGGGACGTGACTACGTGGAGAGAGCGCCATGACGCAGCCGTCCAGAAGCAGAACGCCGCACAGAAGGCGTACCAGGAAGCCACCGACGAACGAGCCCAGGCCCTCATCGACGGGGAAACCGAACTCGGCAGCCAAGCAGCAGTAGCCAGAGAACTCGGCGTCACCCGGGCCGGCATCAACCGGGCCATCAACGCCCTGAAGAACAAACAGGCGTAGCTACACCCCACAACTGAAGACGGCCCAAGGCCGGGATTGCCGTCCCAGCCAAGGGCCTGACCGAGAACGCCATCCTGACTAGACCAGGAGGAGATCCGGCTATGGCCGATCTTTCCATGCCCGCCTGCTCGGACGACACCACCCCGTTGCCCGAGCGCAGCGCCCTCGACACCGCCATCGCCCTGGCCCAGCGGAGCCTCGCCAACTACGGCCGCCCCGACTTCCGCGACCCGAACGCCATCAGCCACGCCCACGGCCACATCACCGAGTCGCTCCGCATCCTGCTCCACACCCTCGGCGTCGAGACGGGTGAGGACCAGTGAGCACCGAGCCCCGCACTGTCACCCTCGCCACCATCGACCGCGGCCCGGTGACGATCCCCGAGCCCTCGTGGTGCCAGGGGCACAGCCACCACGACCCCGAGACCGAGTACGTCGACGTCATCCACGGCAGCCCGGAGATCAGCCTCACCTTCCACTCCGCCGTGCTGCTCGCCGCGGGCCTGGTCCAGTCGCCGCACGCCAGCGTCGACGCCACCCCCGGGCTCGGCGGCCCGACCCCCGGAGTCTCGGTCCACCCGCTCGGCGAGACCCTCGGCCCGGTCGACCTGTACGAGCTCGCCGCCGCACTCGACTCCTACGCCGACCGCCTGCGCGACCTCGCCGACCAGCTCGACACGATCCTCACCGGGGGTGGCCGGTGAGCCGCATCCGTCGCGCCGTCGCCTGGCTGGCCCGCCCGTTCAAGCGGACCGCCCCGCACACCGGCCGCCGCCCCTCAGCGCCGCTGTGGGTCCGCGGACTCACCGCCGGCGGACGCCCCATCGTCCTCGGCGTCGCCCTCCTCATGTGCGCGCCCGGCGAGTACCACCTCGCCGAGACCGCCGGATGGGACGACCCCTTCACCTACGGCATGCCGGTCGTCCTGTCCGCCTACGCGGGCATCGCGGCCGCCGTCGCCTCCACCCGACGCCGCGGTGACCGGGGCCGCTGGTCCGCCATCATCGGCGCCTGCCTCGCCCTCGGCCTCGCCATGGCCGCCCAGGTCGTGTCGCACCTGATCACCACCGGGCACGTCATCGCCGACCAGCCCGTCCTGATCGCCGTCACGAGCCTGGTCCCGCCCGCCGTCGTCGGCCACCTGCTGCACCTCGCGGCCAGCCCGCCGGACGGCCACCAGGACGCCCGGGACGCCGAGGACGCGACCGCGTCCGACCCCGCCCCGAGCGTCCCCGTGACACCAATTGGTGTCACGGCCGAGCCCGTCGAGCCGCCCACCGTCACCCTCGAACGCGACCCTCAGCAGGACGCCACCGGGACGCCCGAACTCCCGCCCGGGACGGGGCAGGACGCCGAGGACGCCGAGGACGGACCGCCGCCCGAGCCACCCCTCATGACGTCCGCTCAGGTCGCCGCGCAGTACGGCATCGACCCGTCCACCGTCCGCTCCTGGGTGGCGGCCGGACGCCTCACCGTCCACAGCAAGGACGCCCGAGGACGCAACCTCTTCCACCCGGACGCCCTCCCCGAACGACAGGCGGTCACAGCATGATGCGCCTGCTCTTCGGAGCCCTCCTCGGCCTGCTCGCCGCCTTCCCGTCGCTCCTCGGCCTGGCCGCCACGGCGGTCCTGCACCCGGTCGTCCTCGCCGTCCTGGTCGGCGTCCTCGCCTGGCCGCGTCTCGCCCGCACCCTGCGGAGGTGGACCACGTGAGCGACGCTCTCGCCAAGGCAGAGGCCGCGGCATCCGAAGCCGCGGTGAATACGGCCGCCGTACAGGTCGCCCTCGCCGCCATCGAGCTGGCCAAGCTCGCCCAGCAGCAGCCCGCCGCCCAGCAGCCCGCATGCCACCAGGCGCACCGTCAGGGCCGCAGCACGGGCGAGTGGCTGGGCATCGGTGGCGCCGTGTGCGTCGGTGGTGTCGGCATTGCGTTCGCCTCGATCGCCATCGCCATCTGCGGCATCTCCGTCGCCATCCTCGCGCTCGTTCTCCGCTCCATCTGGAGCGACATCCAGAAGCACCGCTGACCAGGAGGAACCCATGTACCGAGAAGCGCACCTGGAGCTCGCGAACGAAGCGGTCACCAAGGCCGAGCGGCTCGCCGGGTGGGCGGAGAACGCGGCCCGCGGCGACGGCCCGCACAAGGCCGTCCCCTACGCCGCCGCCGGCACCCTCTGGGACTCGATCGCCCGCACCCACCTGCTCATCGCCCAGGCCATGCCCGACGACGACACCACCCCGGAGGCCTGACATGACCGAGCGCACCGCCGCCTGGCCGGAGGGTGTCATCGCCCGCTACCTCACCGTCGCCGGTGCCCACGTCGACATCTGGTACGACACCGGCACCCTCCGCACCCGGTGCAGCGGCGAACGCTGCGCCTGGACCGTGCGCAAGTCGACCCGCGTCTTCTACACCGACTCCGTCGCGGAGCGGGACGAGAAGATCACCGCCGCCGTCCCCGCGCTCCAGCCCGACGTCCAAGCCCACGCCGAGCGCTGCCGCGCCATGCCCCGCCCCACCACCTGACGGCTCAGGAGACCCCGATATGGCGTTCACCAGCAAAGACCCGCATACCGCAGCCGAGATCCTCAAGGTCGTCGCGCTCGGCGTCCGCATCGAGCGCCGCCAGGCCCGCGGCAAACCCGTCAAAGCCCTGGAGAACCGCGTCGAGCGCATCCGCGAGGACGCGCAGAAGCGCGAGGACGCCCGCGGACGCAAGTAGCTACACCCCGGGGACGGCGTCCTACCGCCAAGCACGGCGCCGTCCCCGGGCCCGGACCGCCCAACAGAACGACCGGAGAGCCAGCATGACCGACACACTGATCAAGCCGCCACAGGACGCCGACCAGGACGCCGAGGACGCACGGCAGGACGCGCCGGACGCGGTCGAAGACATCGAGGCCGTCGACCGTCCCGACAACCCTCTCGCCGACTGGCTCACCGTCCCCGACGCGCCGATCCTGCCCGCCTGGGCTCGCAACTGGGAGTCCGTCCGTGCCAACAGCGGCGCGTTCGTGAAGGTCACCTGGTGGCACACCCGCTACCACTCCCTCCGCAGCCCCAAGTACGGCGCCAAGGTCGTCGGCTACTCCGCGCGCGGCGCCTTCCGAGGCGGACGACGCCTGTGGCCCGTCCTCGCCGCCCAGGACCACACCCGGGCGGTCAAGGCACTCGCCGCCCAATCCAAGGCCAAGCCCGAGGACGACACCGTCGCCCAGCGCTACCAGGTCGCCCACCGGGACCGCACCCTCGCCCGCCGCTGGCGCTGGGGCGCCGCGCTCGGCCTCGCGTCCGCCGCGGCCGTCGCCCTCAACTACGCCTCCCTCGGCCTCCAGCTCGCCGCCAGCTGCATGATGTGCGGCGGCCTGGCCGCCATCGGCTGGTCCGACGAGGCACAGATCCTCGACCACGGCACCCCGCCCCTGCGCATCGCCATGGACTCCCAGCAGCTCAACGACGCCCTCCGCGCCACCGGCCTGCTCAAGCAGGGCAAGGGCGACGACGACGGACCCAAGGTCAACTGCGTGATGGGGCCGCTCCGCGACGGCAAGGGCTGGGCAGTCGTATTCGACCTGCCCCGCGGCGGTGGCAAGACCGCCTCCGACGTCCTCGCCAAGCGGACCGCCATCGCCGCCGAGCTCAGCGTCGACGAGATCCAGGTCATCATGAGCCGCGTCCGCGCAGCTCACGGCGGCAACGCAGGCCGCGTCTCGATGTGGGTCGCCGACGACGACCCCTACCTCGCCCCGCCCACCCCGTCGCCCCTGGAGGGCATGGACGCCTTCTCCATCTGGGACCCGATCCCCTTCGGCCAGGACGCCCGCGGCAACCGTGTCACCCTGCCCATCGTCTGGCAGTCGATGTTCTTCGGAGGCCTGCCCCGGCGCGGCAAGACCTTCTCCCAGCGCCTCCTGACCGCCGCCGGCCTCCTCGACCCCTACGTCCGTCACTACGTCTGCGACTTCAAGGGCGGCCAGGACTGGATCCAGACGCGGCAAGTCGCCCACCGCCTGGTCCTCGGCGCCGAAGAGGACGCCATCCTCGCCTTCCGGGCCCTGCTGAAAGAGCTGCTCGCCGAGATGGAGCGCCGCTTCTCCATCCTGCGCGGCCTGCCCACCTCGATCTGCCCCGAGGGCAAGCTCACCCCCGAGATCGTCAAGCGCTACAACATGCCGTTCGTCCTGTTCACCGTCGACGAGCTGCAGGAAGCGTTCCTCGCCGTCGACGACCAGGAGCGCGAGGAGATCATCAACGACATGGCGCGCATCGCCCGCCGCGGCCCCGCCGCCGGGTTCATCTCCAACTACGCCTCCCAGCGCCCCGACGCCAAGTCCGTGCCCACCAAGCTCCGCGAGATCATCACCATCCGCTACTCGACGCAGGTCACCGACCAGACGTCCTCCGACATGATCCTCGGCAAGAGCAAGGCCTCCCAGGGCGCGGACGCGTCCGTCCTCTCCGAGGAGCACAAGGGCGTCGGCGTCCTCGTCACCGGTCCGGCATCCTTCGTCACCGTGAAGGCCGACATGCTGGAGACCGCCGCCTTCAACACCATGTGCGCCAAGGGCCGCGCCCTGCGCGAAGGCTGCGGCCAGCTCACCGGCGACGCCGCCAACGACCCCAGCGTCATCGCCGAAGCCTCCGGCATCACCATCAGCCCCGTCCTGTCCGACTGCCTCGCCGTCATGCGGCACAGCCCCAAGCTCCACACCGTCGACCTCCTCGCCCGGCTGGAGAACCTCGACGAGGACTACGGCGACTGGGACGCCGAACGCCTCGCCAAGGAGCTGGAGGACGCCGGCGTGAAGCGCATGACCAAGCAGGTCAACATCGGCGGCAAGAACCTCGCCGGATACCGCCGCGAGGACCTCGAAGCCGCGATGCCAGCCGAGCTCCTCAACGCCCGGTAGAGGGGTAGGGCTCTACAACCCCCGCTACGAGACCCCCTCTTGACCACCCCTACCCGGCGAGTGGATCTAGAGGGGGGTCTCTACCGCCATAGACCCCCCTGTAGTGGGCCCTCACCTGCGAAGTAGTGGGCGTAGAGGGGTTCTTAGGAATGACCCTGAAAACCCCCGCAGGCCGCATCATGGGAGCATGGAGTCGCAGATCATCCGGCCCGGCCACCTCACCGCCCACCAGGTCGCCCGGCAACTCGGCATCACCCTCGGAGGCGTCCGCCTCCTCGTCCACCGCGGACAGCTCACCCGCTCCGGCGGCACCGTCGGACAGCCCTGGTACCCCATCCAAGACGTCGCCGCCCTCGCAGCCAAACGACAGACCCGCAAGGCCGCTTGACCGCAGGTCAGCGACATGTAACGCTTTCGACGTACAGCTGTGCCCGCACACGGGCACCACACGCGCACACGAAACCCCGGAACGGCCCTGAGCCCCCGGGGTTTCGTCGTGTCACAGGACGGACACACCACCCCCACCTGCACAGACCTGCGGAACACTGAGCCCCTCACCACCAGTTCCAAGGGGGGAACCATGGGGTTCATCAACAACGCCAAGGCGAGCAAGGCCAGCGACGAAGCTCGTAAGGCGTACACCGAGGGACGCGCCGTCCTCACCTACAAGATCATTGAGGCCAATGTCAGCAGCAAGACCACAGCGCCGATGACCGGCGTCGGCGAACAGATCGAGGCCATTGAAGCCGAGGGCTGGGCCCTGGCCAACATGGCAGCCAGCGAGAGCAAGACCCTCGGCGGTGAGCGCACCGCCCTGATCTGCCTGTTCCGCAGGCGCTGACACGCCAGCCACCAGGCAGGGAGACAGCATGGCCACACGCCGCCAACGCCCCTGCCTGGTGTGCGGCACCCTCACCCGCAACGCCAGCAGGTGCGACACCCACCAGCAGCAGTACCAGCAGCGACAGGACCGGGCCCGAGGCAGCGCACACCAGCGCGGCTACACCCAGGCCTGGCGTACCGCAGCAGCCGCAGCAGTGACCGAGCACAAGGCGGCACACGGCGACTGGTGCCCCGGATGGGGAGTACCTGCCCACGCATCCAGCGACCTGACCGGCGACCACATCACACCCAAGGCAGCCGGCGGCACCGACGACCCGACCAACATCCAGATCCTGTGCCGTGGCTGCAACGCCCGCAAGCACGCCCGGTAGCGGTCACCCTCGGCCGCGCCTTGGCCGGAGGTCGGCGCGGGTGGGGGGGGGCGGGGAGATCCGTGGGGCGTGCACCTATCCGGACCCGGCCCCCCATCCCCCACACGCAACCGCGAAATTTGACCCCGGGGGGTCTGTGACCTGCCAGGGGGGTGGCGATCTTGCCCGCAGGACGGCCGCCAACTCCCACGGAACGTAAGCGGAAACTCGGCAACCCCGGCAAGCGGGCCCTGCCCGACGCCTCCAACGTGGTGGCGCTGCCCCCAGTCGTGGACGACGTCCCCTCTCAGCTTCAGCCGGCCGGACGCGCGGTGTGGG